GTTCAGGAACACGAGCGACTTGCGGTTGCTCAATGCCGGCTGCACGTAGGCTTCCGCCATCGTCACTTCAGCCAACGGATTCACTTCCGAATAGCGGGTCACCTTGAAGTAAGAGCCCTGAGTCTGGATGGCCTCCGTGCCGTCCTGAATGGGAACGGGCTTGTAGTAGGTGTAACCCAGACGCGGTTCGGGCGAGAGGGTGACTACGTTTTCGTTCCAGGGCTTCACGGTCTCGCGGGAGCCGTTTTTCTGCTCGATGGTGACATAAGAATCGATGACCAGCAACTGAGGATACTTGTTCTTCTGCATGTAGCGGTTGATGGTATCCAGGTCCACGTTGTCCACGCTGGCCAGGCCCACCGCCTTCAGGATGACACCGGCTACACGGTTGATGGTCTTCTTCTGCATGCAGAGTTCCTCGTAAGCCGCCTGCTCCAGGATGGCGTAACGGGGCTTGTTGCCGCCTTCCTTGGCGATGAGCTTCATGCCTGCGATGATATCACCCAGGCCGTCGGCATTCTCGTGGTCGCTCCAGGGAGCGGTTGAGCCGAGGTAGTGCTTTGCGGGCACGTTAAAGTTCAACTCGTCGCTCTCGGCCATATCGCCGTCGTACTTGGAATTCAGCGCCAGGCGACCGGAAGAACCGATGCGCAGCGCATCCATCTCCACGCGGTAGTCCATACCGTCAGAGCAGCCCTTCACATCATCATACACCAGGTTCACCAGCTCTTTTGCTGCAACGGGGTCATCGTTGCTTGCAGCCAGCACCTGCGCCTCCTGGTACTCGTTCACCTGCAACTCGTCCTTCTGCTTCGCGATGGAGATCTTCGCCAACACGCCGTTCCAAGCACCCACCATCTTGCGGGTCTTGAGGGGCGCCTTCGTGTTGAAGGCCACGCGGTCAGCCGACACGGGGATGCCCTCATCGCCTTCGAGACCCTTGATATCAAACTTGCGGGTATACTTCAGCGGGAAGAGGACCGGCCATGCCAGGCCCTTTCCAGGAGTATAGGAATTGACCTCGACCTGAAGACCGGCACGGTCAATGTCGAATAAGGGTTTATTCATCTCTCCCATAATTATACACGTTTAATGGTTACTAACAGGGCTTCGATATCGCTGCCGATACAAGCCGTTTCCTTTCTCACGTTCGCACCGTTGATCAGACGGACGGGCTGGTCGCCCATACCGCCGAACACGGTATTGCCCAGGATATACTCGGGAGTATAGATGGGCGCTGCCGCCGATGCGGATGCCTTGGCGGCCTGATACAGCGATTCGCCAGCCTTGACGGCCACGCCCATGGTGACGGTCACCACATCCTTCTCGCTGTCGGAACTGTCCACTGCGGTACAAGCCACCGCCTTCTTGCCATAGGCAAGCACGTCGCCCACAGCGATACCGCTGCCCTTGGCGATATTGACGGTAGTGTCCTCGGCAGACACATCGGATACCAGCAGGAAAGACTTGATGACAGCGTACTTGCCGTCACTGTTCTTGCCCACCGCCGTAGTCTCGGGGGCGTCAAAGCCAGGGTCGGCTACAAGGCCGCCACCGGGTTTCTCGGCAAACACCTGTTCGATGCGAACAGGAGCCGCCTCGCCTTCCGAATCGTAGTGAAATCTTTTCATGTCGATTGTCATTTAGTTGGCAGTCCACTGATGGCCGGGGCTGCCTGTTCGGCCTTTCTTGCCTCCGCACGTTCCAGAACGTACTTGTTCATCTGCTCGCTGCCTATCTTGGCGCCGCTCTTGGGAGCGCCTACCGCACCTTTTTCGGCGGAGATGGCAGTCTTCACATCATCGGAGATTTCCTCCATGTACGCGGCAAAGTCCTCATCGTCCTTAAAGGACATGCGGGCATACTGCCGCTTGTACTGGTCCTTCAGTTTGTCGGAGGCACCCTCAAACAATTTGTCGAACTGTGCATTGCGCGAGTTCGCCGTGCGGCCCTTTTCGAAGTCATCCAATCGGGTGCCCATTGAATCCAGACGGTCCAGGATGGTCTTCACATACGAAGGCACTTGCGGTTCGTCTGTCTTCTTTTTACCGTCCGGATTATCCGGCGTGTCAGGATCCTCTTTGTCGGGGTCCTTCTTGTTGGGATCCTCTACGGGTTTGCCTTCCGAAAGGCCGTACTTCTTTTCATAGCCCTTGATGGCCGATTCCTGAGCTTCAGTCACCCGGCTGTCCGTGTAGCTATCGATTATCTGCTGCAGAGTAGTATCCTCGACGAATGTCTTGGCCTCCTCTTCCGACTTGACAGTCTTCGCCCCCTTCGTGGCTATCCTGTCCAACACCTTTTCGTCTATCCCACTCTCTGCGAACTTGGTCTTCAACGAATCTAAGATAGTGCGTTTTAAACTCATCTGTATACAAATTTTTGGTTCATACAAAACTATATATTATTGATGGAAAATCCATCACATTTGCCAAAATATTAATACAATTTAGTTAATTAAACTCTTAATTAATAACGAGTTTGTCCACGATGGCAAAACTTTCATCCTGATTCTTCGTCCATCGGAGTATCTTGCCCTTGGCAAGGAGGAACTGGGGGATGCCGATGCAGTGCTCCTCATCGTCGTTAAAGGTCGGCTCGTAGACGTCATAGCCGTTCCACTTGCCGAGGTACTTCACATCGTCATAGATACTCTTTTGAGCCATCTTTTTCGCAATTTTAGTTATTTTTTCGTTCATAATGATTGGTTTTTAAAATATTAGTCGTATATTTGCGGTGTTCTTAGGGCACGTTTGCATCGCAAGATGAGGATACCTTCGAGCAGCACCGATTAAGTTCGTGAAATCGCACCTCCACGGATAGTGCGGTTTGAAGAGGGTACTTGTATCCTCTTTTTTTATTTTGATTTTTCCCATAACTTACGGAAGTCGCTTCTAAAATTTTTCGATGAAACAATACGCCTATCTACTTTTATCAATCTCGTTCCCTTTAATAAGAAGACCTCATTCAGTAACGAACTTTGCATAAACGCATCCTTTACTTCATTCGCAATATAGTTCGTATCATTCGTACCAAGAATATCCACAACAATTCGTTCAGACTGCTTTGAACCTTTACTAAGTAAATGATCAAGAGAACTAGCCCCATTCAGTGTTTTACCTTCAAGGCAGAAAATTTTCCCATTGCGTGCCACAACATAGTCTGCACTTTTCCCACTATTTGGATTTGGCATAAGATATACATCCATCTTGTTAGCCAGCAACTTCTTGGCAATCGTTAAGTTCTTCGGCATCTCGTTTTTCTTTAACAACTTGTCAAAGTCGCCCATATTGACGCCAAAAATGGAATTCTTTGCCGTTGAATGATAATTCAACCGTTTGAAACTCTTGCTGCTGATAATCGTCTGAAGGATTTCAACCTTCTCCCTATTGGTTTCCGCCTTGTAATAGTCCTGGATTAACTTCGTCATGCCACGGAACTCATCGGTCGCAACTGCACCCATGCCACCAGCTTTGCTTGCCGCACCGCTAACCGCCTTGCCAGAGGCCTTGGTGAGCACCTTGCCGCAGACCTCCGGATTGGCCGTCAGATTATCTACTCGCAGCACGTACACACGCCTGATTTTGGAGGTGTACTCTTTGGTCATAAAATCAATGGCGCCATTCTGAGGGTCATACCATTGTCCGGTCCCATCTGCAAAGCGTTCGAAGGTAACAATATGACCTTTCTTTCGATTCTTCCAATCCCAATTTACATGGTAGCGCCCAGGCGACGAAGTTGCTTCATTGAACTTCCAATCCATGTGAAGACCAACATAAATCTTATTCGGGACATCCCCATTTCCATCAAGCCAAGCCTTCTCAGTTGCGTGTGACAACTTCTCCAACGCGCTGCCTTTGAGGTTCGGCAAAGCCTCCACGGGGAAGCCGCGTCTTCTGAGTTCGTTGGCCACCACGCATGTCTGACAGTTGATGCGGTATGCCTCGCTCTCACCATAGTGCGGATTCCCTCTCATCTCGTTGGCCTCCTCGAAGGTCATGGACGAGCCACGATTCACGCCGAGTGCCGTTTCCATCACACGGAAGTTGTCCTGCATGGCCTGCGAGTAGTTCTTCAGGTCAGTGGTATCCTCTATCAGCGGCACATACTTCGGATTATCGGTGACAAAGTACGGCATGTTGGCCCAGTTCTTGGCCCTCTCGCGGTTCTCCTCAGCCCAGTTCTCCAGCTTGGCGGGGCCGTCAAACTCCACGGGCTCGAACTCGTAGTCCGACACATCCTCCCCGTCAAGCTTCTTCTTCGCATAAGAAAGGAACTCCTCTTTCGATGGCGTGATGGGCACCGCCACGCACCGGCACTGCGGGTGCCACCCCACGAACTTGAAGTCGGTGGGGTATTTGCCAGCCAGCTCGTCGCAGATGTCGGGAATATGGTTGTTTGAAAGGATGATCTCGTAGCCCAGCACCAGCTTGTTGTCCTTCCACGTCTCGTAATCGGCGGTATGGTAGGCCATGTTGATTTCGGTGCGGCTCAGTCGCATGGCGTTCTTATAGGACGAGCGGTAAACGCCCTGTCCGGGGTGGTAGTTCTTGGCCCGCTCGGAGAGGCGCAGGTTGCCTTCCTTGTCCCTGACACGGCGGAAGAGCTTCTCCGGCTCCTTGAGGAACTTGCGGATGTCACGGCTCAGCATGGCGGCGCTGCGCCCGTCACCCAACGCAACGTCCAAAGCAAGTTCGAACTCGGGCTTGCCGTTGTCCACAATGTTCCACACATACTCCGAGAGCTTCATGCCGTTTATCTTACGGTCCTGGAAGGCGGTCAGCGCTTCCATGTTCCTTGGTTTGAAGGTGTCAATCTGTTCAGCCGTGAGTCCGCTGTTCCGGGTGATTCTGTCCACCCACGAGGAGTTCTTGTCGTAACTCAGGCTCCAGGCTTCCTCCTCGCCGGTGGTGATGAGGGAGCACAGACCGCTGTAAAGTTCGCGGTACACCTTTTCGGCCTGTTTCTTGGCAGCGGGGTAGTCGTCGAAGGAGAACGGTTCGTCTTCATTGTGTCCGGTACGCTGGGCGATTCGGGACAGTTTGTCGGTCGCCTGCTTGTAGAGTAAGTCCACCCTCCGCGACGCCTTGGCGAGGTTGGAGAGGTGTTGCAAAGTGTTACAAATTGTAACACTTTCAACCGGTGACAGTTTGTCACCGGTTGAGGGGGATATAGGTGCAAAGGGTGGGGACAAATTGTCTCCACCCTTCAATATCGATTGCTAGTGGAACTCCATCACTTTGTCACCTAGGACCAGGGGGTCGTGGGTTCGAATCCCGTCACCCCGACGAAGCGAGCAAGCCCGTCACGCGGAAAGTGTGGCGGGCTTGCTTTCGTTTAGGCAGTCTTCACCACGTAATAGCCGTTGCCCCACTTGGTGTGCGTGCGATGTCCGATGGTGGGCAGCAGGCGACTGAAGGCATGGGCGGTGACGCCACGCAGCACGCAACCCTCCGTGGCTCGCAACTCCTTGTAAATCTCCGTAGCGCTCATGAACACTGCACCTTCCTCGTCCTTCTCGGCGAAACGATAGTGACGGAGAAGCGCCTCTTCCTCCACGCTCGTGCGGTAGAACGCTCGGTTATTCTCTTGAATCTTCGCCTCCTCTTCCTTATTAAAGTAAGAGCGCTCGCCGTTCATGAGTTCCTCTTTGAGTTGGGCATAGAGTTGCTCGTACTCGATAGGGATCTCGCAGTCAATCTGTTCAGTTACTTCCACGCAGATGAAACGTCGGCTACCCGTCTTGTCTACCAAAAGGTCGTGGCGGTTGCTGGTGCCGATGAAGGACGCCAAGCGATATAAAGGAGTTGACGTAGTGGCGTATGCACGCTTCACATTCAGTGTCCCCAGCTGCATCTGATTCTTCAAAGCGGGCTGCTGCTTGGCCGTAATCTTGTCGAACTCATCCAGGTTAATGATGCCGTAATCAGCGAGCTTTGCTTCGCAGCTGCTGGGAGCGCTCAGGTCGAAACTTTCTGTGTAGTAGCGCTGAAGTTCCGTAGGCAGCAGCATCCGGCAGAAGGTAGACTTGCCGAGGCCTTGCACCTCGCTCACGAGCAACGGCGCCACGCAGTTGGCACGGGATTTTCCCTGCTGGAAGTTCATCCACTGAGCGGTAGCTGCCAGCATCCAACGGTGGAAAGCGAAGTTGGTCCACACCTCATTGTCCTTGGATACGCGCTGGGCCAAAGGCGTCACACGGTCCTTGCCATCCCATTTCGGCAGGTTCTCAAAGTACTGCTTGAAAGGGTGGTAGCTCGGCACCTGCGCACTGCGGAGAATACGCTTCATATCCTTATCCCAGCAGTTGACGTTTGCCGTCTGCGCCTCCAACACCAAGGAGTTCATTTCACGCTCGGTCACCGTCACATACTGCGCTGTGGGCTCAGAGAGATTTCGCATTTCCGTCTCGCGCGTGAGTACATTATATCTGAAGGCATAACGGAGGTGCAGGAAGTCAATTAAAGTGGTCACTGCGTTCTTTGCAGTCTCTGTTGCTTTTCCTATGATTTTCGGCGAGGGAGACACAACTGCTTCAGGCTGCTGTTCCTGAGGCTGTTGAGCCTTCAGTTGAGCGGCAGCCTGCAGGAAACAGTTCGCCAGGGCCTCCAAGTCCTCCGCACTGAGCGAAGTGTTGGACACCTTCTGATTATTGACAAACGTGCTGCAGAATTCGTTAAAGAATGACTGCACACGAGATGACGCAACACCCTGTGTTGCGGGTTCCACGATTCTGTCGCTCGGTGAAGAGACGTGCAAGGCGATGTGGAAGTAGCCTTTGATACGATTGAGTATATTCATATTTTTTTCGGTTTTTCAAACGACGCTCGGACTACACTTTCGTGTTTCCGACTGCAAATATACAAAAAAAATTGGCCTTTGTCAAGCCCCCCTGTGCGCGAGTGTGCGTTATTGGATATTTAATCGGACAAATTTTTCCTTCACTTCACCTCTACTATATGTATTTCGTAAAATTCTTCCGTATGCTTCACCGTCTTCTGTAACCATGATGAATAAAGCGATAGCTGGTGAAGGATTCACCTTTCAAAAGCCTTCAACGTCCTTTCAATATCCTCCTTTCACCAGATTTTCACAATTACGAATTATACGGACAGTACAAAGGTGAATGAAGGAATCGTGAAATCAGGATGAAGGGTGAAGTTTCACCCGTTATCGCCGATGGGCAGGGCGATGCAGAAGATGGTGAAGGGAACGTAAGTAAAATTCGGGAAAGTCATGTAGGAGAAGTTAACGGGCTAACGTTTTCATAAAGTAGTTGCTTTGTCTCCAAGAAGTAACTACTTTATCTTTGCAAAGTAACTACTTTTTCAAAATGGCATACGGCGATGCGCAAAATGGCATTTGGCGATGCTCAAAATCGCATACGGCATTGCGTGAAAACCGGAATCGAGATGACTCAAAACCGGATTCGAGGTGAATCGAAACCGGTTTCGACGATGCTTAAATCCGGTTTACTTCTCGTCCTGCGAAGTCAGCAGACTGCGCATATCCTCCTCATTCGGGAGCAAAGATTTCAGCTTGTCCATAGTCACTTGATAGGTAGCCACACCCATTGGCTTATGATAATCCTGCAACACATACTCCACGTAGGCACGATTGGCATCCTTACACAAGATGATGCCCACCGAAGGATTCTCGCCCTGCAAGCGTTCGTCATCGTCCAGTATGCGAAGATAAGCCTGCAACTGGCCCAAATATGAAGGTTTGAAGGCTCCCTTCTTCAGTTCCACCACCACCAACGAACGCAACTCGCGATTAAAGAAGAGAAGATCCACCCAATGGTCCTGGCCGAATTTCTCGTAATGCACCTGATGTCCCATGTACGAGAACGACTTACCAAACGTCATGATGAAGTTCTTGATGTTATGCACGATGCTGTTCTCCACCACACGCTCATCCACGTCCTCATCCCGGCTGCCCAGTTCTTCCACATTAATGAAGTCCAACAAGTATTCATCCTTAAACATCTCGATAGCCTTCAAGGCTTGTTGGCGTTGCGGGATTGTCTGCATAAAATTGTTGGGCATCTTGGATTGATGATGATAAAGGTCGGCCCGAAGCTGGTCGCGCAGCGTGTACTTATCCCAATGCAGGATAGCCGCCTGATGGATATAGAAGGCACGCTCTTCCGGCGTCTTCGTCTGCGACAGAATTTCGTAATGATGCGTAAAGCTCAGTGAGAAGAAATCGCGCAAGTCCAAATCGTTCGCCATTGGCGAACGATTTATGTTCGAAAGTTGATTTACTGTGATACTGCCTTGATTATCATCGTATTGAATTTCGTTCGCCGACGGCGAACGAAATGTCAGATTATCCCATTGCTCATAAAACAGGCGCATCTTTCGCATATTGGCTGGCGAAAAGCCACGCAATCCGGGCAACGCCTTTTTCAGGTTTTGGCTAATGATTTCGATGGCGTTGCTGCCCCATTCGCCATGGCGGGTATGTTCAGAGATGTATTTACCGATTGCATAGTAAAGCGAGAGCATTTCAGTATTCACCGTCTTGGCCGCATGAAGCTGGCTTTGCAAGATGGCGGACTTAATCTCTTTAGCCGCTTCCTGGTAAGTACTCTTCTGTACTTCGTCGGCGGATTGTTCACGATGGCTTATATCTTTATTCATATTTCGGTTCTCCTATTTTAAATCAATCTGTCATTTTTTTCATGATATCTTT